ATCAGTTAGCTTATCCATATTGCGGAATAGATGAGGAAAATAGTTGTTTAAGAACGCACCTCTAGATGAAGAATCCATGCCTTTCATACTTAGCTTCATTACTCCATCTTTATTAGCTATAAGTCCAGAGTCAACTGCTTGTTTACCTATCTCATCTAACAGTTGTTTAATTTCATTCCTAGCTTTTCTCATATCACCAGTCATATTAATACTAGCTGAGTCTACTCCTTCTATACTATTAATAATAGTTCTTACTTGAGCATCTGTAAACTTATCTAACTGACTTATAATTACTTGTGCTTGCGTTTCCCATACTTTAGCTTGCTCCGCATCTATCTCTAAACCTTCTGCTATCTGTGCTTTAATCCTAGCAGTAGTAGTGTTTATAGTTTTACCTTTAAGCAGTTTATATCCTTTAGGTCCAAGTGCGACACCTAATCCTACAGCTAATGCCTGCTGAAAAGGTTCTTCTTCATCCTTGTCAGCTACTGCGTAAGCACCTGCAGCTAATCCAGCAGCTATTCCTAGCTTTTTCCTAGGATTATCTTCTAACCAAGTCATTCCTCTATTAACAATACTTGGTGTTGTATTAACTTCTATATCATCAGGAGTAGTTCTAGTAGCTTTAAGCTCTTCTACAAGCTCATCTACTTGTCTATTACTAGCACTCATACCTTCTGCTTCTACTTCACCATAAGCTCTTTCAAGCTCATTCAATGCCATGTTATTAGCTTCGTTTTCTTTTATCTTAATAGCCTCGTCAGCAGTTCTAGCTTGAGGCTCTGGCATTAATCTTTGCTTAACCTTAGCTAATTCAGCAGCCATTAAATAACTTCTATAACTATTCTCATCTCTAAGGAATAAATGTTGACTAGGTGTTATATCGTTAAAAGATTCTCCTAGTATTTCTTCATAGTTTTTATAAAAGTTTTTAAACTCATTACTTATCTTACCTTCCTGCCAGACTATATGACTAACATTGTCTTTTACAATAGACTGTACAGGTATGTCATCTCTAACATTAGGTAACTTTAAATTCTTAGCTTGTGCTAGTGTAACTACTCTGTACTCTACCCCATCTTTTAACTCAGGGAAAATACGAGTATCATGCTCAGTATAAATCTTATGTGCTGCTTTCTTAACTCTGTTTATTTCTTCAGCAGGGTACAACGCATCTACTGCTTCTGAAGCAAATTCTTTATTAGCAGGCTTAACAGGAGTTTCTTTCTGTGCGTTTTGTACCATTGACTTGTAATCAATTCTATCACCGCCAGCCATTCCTCTTTTAATCTGTAACTCTTGTACTTGTTTAGCTTTTAAATCTTTATTAGTCCTGCCTAAAATACCTAGTCCAGCTAATATACCAAAGCCAGCACCAAAAGCTGCTCCTGCTTTAACTTGATTACCTTTAACACTACCTTGATTAAGTTTACTATAAGCAGCTTCATAGCCAGCACCTACAGCCGAACCACCTGCAACTCCTGTACCCATCTTAGCTAATCCTCTAAGAGCAGCAGGTTGTATATTGTTTAGTTTATTAAGAGTAGTAGCTACTATCTTACCACCTTGAGCTGCTCCTGAGCTTCCTCCTGTAAAAGGAGAAGCTAGTAAAGCTAAAAGAGTTATAGGTAAATCTTTTATAATCTCTGCTGTAAATACACCACCTACATAAGAAGGGTTCTGTTTAAAAAGCTCTATTAAAGCACCTAATGCTGCTTCATCTTCAGTATTAACACCCCATCTTTCATTAAAACTTTTACCATCTTTATCTATAACAGCATCTAAATCACCTTTCTTATTGTCAAATACAAACTGTAAATCATTAGTTAAAGCGGTATTCCTAGATACCATTTCTTTATAGTCTTCACTTTCTAATTCAGTTAGTTTTCTATGCTTAGCTAATTCTTCATATTCTTTTATAGCCTTATCTAATTCATTCTTACCAAACTGTATACCGTTTCTTTGTATGTACCACTTTCTTTGATTACTATCACTAGCAGCTTTACTGGCTAAAATACCAGACAAGCCAGAAGTAAACCAAGAGCCTACACTATTATGCCCACTAAGAAAACCACCTACAAAACCTGAATTATCTTCAGGTAAGTAACGAGCCATCTCAGCTTCAAACTGTGCCTCTCTTTGTGCTACTGTTCTATAAGCCATTTAGTTATCTAAGTCGTAAGGAATACTAGCAAATAAATCTGCATTGTTAGCACCATCATAAGTAACACTACCTTCTATCTTAGCTCTGTTCTTTTTATAATACTCTACAGGATTACTCTTAAACTTTTCTAACTCTTCTGGAGGCTGTGTTAAAAACCATTGCTCAGCTTGAGATTCACCTACCATACCCATACCTGCATTTATCCATTCACTTACAGCATCTTCAGCATTTTCATAGTTTTTATCAGTTTGACTCATAAACATTTCTGGCATTAAATCTATTAAGCTATTTTTAACAAAGCTTAATACTACTTTAATTTCATTCTGAGCTTTCTTTCGTTTGTAATCTCTTGTAAAGTCACTATCTTCAGACTTTATTTCGCCCTTTAAATACTCAGGTATTGCACTAGAGGTAGGAGTATCTATTAAGTCTGCTCTTTTTGTAGAAGTTGGTACAGCTACATCTTCTGAAGTATCTAATACTAAGCCTGCTTTTTCATAAACACCTTGCTTTACATAGAAATCTTGTTTACTATTTACATAAGCTTTTAAACCTGTAATATAACTACCTGAGCCTTTAGCTCCAATTTCATCTTCTAGTACTTTAATAGCGTCTATCATTGTAAGTACTTTTTTAGGATTAAAGTCAACTCTTTCTTGAGTTAAAAAAGTATGTATAGCTGCTCGTTGTCCGTTAACACTTACATCTGTTTCAAACTTTCTTACTAACGCTGGTCCATAGATAGTCTGCGCTCTTTCTATCTTAGCGTTTTCTACTTGCATTTCTGTATTAACAATGTTAGCTTCTGTTTGTTCTTGCTCTAATATCTGTTGTGATAGTTCAGCAGCTTTTTCAGGATTAACTTGTCTAATTCTAGCTATTGCTTCTGCTCTTCCTTGTTTAGTAGAAAAATCAGAAGTGTCATATATTTCTTTTAGTAAATCTTCTTCATCTTGAAAACCTGCTAACTTACCTATACCTTGAAGCATGCCACCATAACCAGCGTATGCTCCTAACATAGGTGCATTTGTATAGCCTTCAGAAGTAGCTACTCTTACATCGGCTGGGTTAAAATCAAACATTCCCATTATCTTCTCCTTATAATCTACCAGCTACGCTAGTTGGTGTTTGTCCTGCGCCACCGTATTGTTGACTAGTGCTATAGCTTCTAGTACTTGGCTGTCTATAGTTTTTAAAACTATTAGCAGCTCTGGCTAAACCACCATACCTACCCATAGTCATATTAGCATTAGTTAAAGCAGCTCCAGATAAATATCTAGAACCTAACATAGCTGCCTGTGAAAGCATACCTCCAGTTTTTACTCCTAACTCAGCATAAGCTAAAGGTTGTTGTCCTAGTACAGTAGCATTAGATACATCTTCTGCTATTCTACCTCTGTATCTATCTATCATATCTTGTACTCTATCGCTAGCTGATTGTCTAACTTGTAAATTAGTAGTACCTTGCGCTTCTCTTAGTCCTTGCATTTGACCCATACCACCAGTAGAACCTAGCATACCTCTAGCTATTAATTGAGCATCTAAAGCTTCTCTTTCTGCTTCCTGACCCGGAGCAAGTAGAGCCATCTGCTGGTCATAGTATCTGTTTTCTGCTGTAAGTGGGTCAGCTTCTATACCTGCTAAATAAGCTCTATTAGCATCGGCAGAAGATATCATAGCATCTTGCTGCTTCTGGAAAGTTTCAGATAAGCCTAATCCTATAGCTTTACCTTCATTATCAAACTTAACACCACCAAGTGAGCCTGCTACATTGTAAGGATAAGAACCCTCTAAAGCATATTTAGCTGCTGCTTCTTGTCCTGCTTGGTTTTCTGCTGCTGCTTTTTTAGCTCCTTTAGCTTGCAACGCACTTCCTATTGCACCTGCTATTAAACTCATTGCGCTTGCCATTTTTATCTCCTAATTATTTAAAGTACACCTAACAACCAAGCTGCACCTGCTTGTCCGGGGTCTGAGTTATAAGGTATACCACCTCTATTTCCATCTCCACCTGCACCTATAGTAACAACTACTTGTGTAGGAATATCTCCGCTTGTTGGAATAGTGTAAGTTCCAGAAGCAGTTCCACCTGCATCTCCCGGACATCCCGGCTGATTATTTTCACTATCGGAACCTCCACCTCTACCACCATCTGAAACTGTAGATGTCCACGGTGGGTTAGACCAACCTGAAGGTATATTAAAATTCAAACTTGTGCTACAACTACCACCACCCATTTGTCCACCTGCTCCTCCAGAAGCAGTTATAGTATAAACTACAGTACCATCAGCTTTTTGGAAAGATAAAGTTGTATCTCCACCTGCTCCTCCATGTATAGGAGTTGTATTCATACCTTGATTCTTACCACCTCCACCTCCACCTCCGGAGGCTTTGTATTGAATGCTAGTTTCAGCAGCATTAATTTGATAAGTACCGCTTGATGTAAATACTTGAGCAGAAGGTATATAGTATGTCCAAATCTTTGTACCATTAAGATACACATTAGCCATATCAGAGCCATTAAACTTGACTTTTTTACCTGCTGCTAAAGCAGTACCATTAAAATATAAATCACCCATATTATGTAGTTACTATGTATAAATCTCCACCTGATGTATAAATCTTAGCGTGTCCGTAAACTGTTTCACTAGACCTAAGTGCTGCGTGTGTTGTTACATCAGCATCAATAGCTGCTTGTACCATTGCTGTACTAGCTGCTTGTGTAGTATTAGTAGAAGTAGCAGCAGTAGGTATAGTAGGTATGCCTGTAACATTAAGTGTACCTGCTACTGTTACATTATTGCCTGCAAAATCTTCTCCAGAATCTCCATTTAAGTCTGCTTTAGAATTAATAGCTGTTCTAGCTGTTGTAAATTCAGTATTAAAATCAGCACCTGATATAACTTTGGCAGAGTCACTATCTGAAAGTGAGTCTTTACCTGACCAATTGACTGCTATAGTGTAATCACTCATCGTATTTCCCCTTGTAAAGATATAATTGATAAATCTTGAATTGAAGTATCATAGCCATTACTAACAATACTTAAATTTAATTGTAAATGTTTAGCGCTACCTGTTAAAGGCGTGTTATATTCTTGTAATCCATATATAGGCGTAAACTTAGAAGCACCGTATAAAGAAGCAGCAGCTCCCCATAAAGCTACTGTTCCTGTAGTGGCAGGATTTAAGTTTATTTGAGCAGAAGAAAAATCAAGGCTATAGTCTTTATACCACTTTACTCCTAATACTGCTCCAGAACCACCTTGTAGTACTAATCTTAACCTTTTTAAAATAGAAGCAACAATGCCTTCTCCTAAAGGTATCCATATAGAACTAACATCAGCGGTAATAGGAGAATTAGTATAACTAGCTGCCGAACTAACCCAAGCCAAATCCGTATCAAAATACCCTTCATATCCTGCTATTCCACCATCTTTTTGCCCTACTAATAAACCGCTATATAATTCAGTATCTATCATACAAGCAGGTTCTCTGTCGTTATCAAAACTCCATGTAGTTACACGAGGTGCTTGGTTAGGAGTTATATGTTTAAAGTCAAAAGCGTAAGTAATATTCTTTTCTGTAAAAGTAAGAATATAAACACCTTCATCTTCTAAATACACAGATTTAACAGCAGTACTTTGCCCTATGTTTCTTATTAAAGTGTCTTTTATATTAACACTATAATCAGTTAAAGGTACTTTGTCTTTTTCAGTAGTACGGTTAAGTGAACGCAATCCTGTAGCAGAAAGAAATACTAAGTCATCTCCTACTGCTTGTACTGAATCTCTATTAACTAAACCTACACCACTAATAACTTCATTTAATGACATATTAACTACATCATCAGGGTTGTCATATATAGCTATATTGTTTTTACCAAATATAACTAACTGTCCAAAGAAAGGAGCTATAGCTACTATTTCATCGTTATCCCAAACTTTTTTTAAATCTAATAATCCTGCACCCGAACCTGAATAATCATCACTATCTAATAAAACAGAGTAATACATAACAGCTTTATTTTCTGTTACTCCTCCTACAAACATTCTGCCATAAAACCCCATACCACAACTAGGGTCAAATGTAGTTAATCCAGATGGTTTATGATTATTATCAAACGCTGCCCATCTAGAACCAGCACTTAAAGCACCATCATATCTCTGAGGTACTATACCTGCGTGGAAACAATGAAGTCTTTCATTAAAGTTTATAAATTGCCAATTGCCTGTACTGTTAGCAACGGTATGCTTAACATCAGCACCGCTACTAGGAAAAGCAGCATCAGGAGATGTAAAATCAATTGTGTAAATACTAGTACCATAACTAGCAAATATTTTGTTAGTTCCAGCATCATTATGTTCTACCATAGAACCTATGGCTGTACCAGTAGGAACTACTTTTTGTTTTAAACCTTTTCTAAAAGATATCCTACCTGATTCTCTAAGCATTACATTATCAGCAGCAGTAAGGAATGATGGGTCTAAAACCGCAGGGTTATACTGCGTATTTAAACCATTAACACCTAAATTAGTTAAAGATTGATATGCTAGTTGTTTAGCCATTAGTGAATATTTCCCATAAACCAATCTGATTCAAACTGAGTATTACCTGCATCCATCATAATAGCTTGTGAAATAGATGACGCTGCTTCTTGTGCTGCTATAGATGATTGTGTACCTCCATCTTCTCCACGCTCAGATAAAGCTCTAGCATAAGCTCCTAGTATTAAAGGCTTTGTAGGTATCTTAACAACTGTACTAGCATTAGTAAGCGCATCTTGATACTTAACTATATCAAAAGAAATAATTTCAGCCTTGTTAGGTGTAGGAGATAAATCTACTTTAAGATTATTAGAGCTATCTGCTCCGTTAAAGCCATAGTAGTGAGGTTCACCTGTAGAAGCTGTAGGGTATCTTTCTCTATTAAGATATGCTCTACTTACTTGTAGTAATTCATTACCTGTAGCATTATTAATTACATCTATTATTTTAAACTCCTGTCCTGAACTCAAGCTATAATTTTTAGTATCTGCTACTGTAGTTATATTAACAGTTTCTCTAAGTATCTGCCAATCATGATAAGACTCTATACTTCTTTTAGCGTCATTAACTAAAGCTCCTATAACCTTGTTGTAATCAGATACTGTGCTACTATCATTAATAGAACCACTCCAATCAGAAGCAATAGGTGTTTCTCTTAGCCTTATTAATACTTCGTTTATTACTTCTCTATATGTCATTTACTTCCCCTTAGCTAATTGCGCACCAAAATAAAATTCTATTATCATTGTTGCCCATTGGAATACTTCATCAAATTTTAATACAGCACCTGCTTGTACAGTTACATAATCTATTGTATCAGGCGTTAGCTGTATACCTAGTAAACTAGCTCCTTCAATTACAGTAGGTATTACTGTAGGTACATTAAAAAACACAGGAGCTATCTGTGTAAAGATAATTAAAGCTAGTATAACTAAAATTATAATTCTTCTATTCATCGCAGCTACTGGACTTTCTTTATCTGCTCTATCCCTAGCCATATTAATAGAATCATTACGCACTTGTAGTGATTGTATCATTAGCTTTTGTTGTTCTTGTGCTGCTTGACTTTTAAGTGCAAACAACTTAGCAATAAAGCCTAAAGCTATAGGTGCTACATTAGTTAAAAATCCTATCATGTTACTAACCTCAATACATTAAACATACCTACTTCAGAAGCTAAAAAGTAAGCAAATCCTCCATAGATAAAATATCTGATTTGATTAAGCATATTAAATATCTTTTGTATTTTATCGTTAGTGTCGTCAATCTTACTAAAGAGCTTAGCTATCTGTGAAGAATGTTTATCTAACTGTAGCTGTACTCTTTTATCTTCCATTACTTTTTAAATCCTTTCTTCATTTTAGCGTAAGCTTTCTTAGTAATAGTTGAGTTTTTCTTACTCCTGCTAATACCTTTCTTTTTACGAGCATTAATGTTAGCATATAGTCCTTTCTTAGCCATTACCACTTACTCTTGTTTGCCCAGTAAGCAGCACTCATCTTACCTTTAGATATATTTTTAGCATGCCTAGCTTTAAAAGACTTACGCCTAGCTTTTTGTGCTGCTGTTTTAGGATTGCTCCCTGCTCCAGATACTCCTTGTTGTCCGTACCTAATAGTTTTAATCTTACTACCTTCTTTAGCTACAACTACATGACTTTTAGTCTTGTGGTTAGGAGTACGCTTAGGTTTGTTATACCCAGATACTCCTGCTTTTTTAAGCCTTGAATCAGCCATTACTTCTTACTCTTCTTAGCTGCTTTCTTCTTAGCTGTTTTTTTCATAGGTGGTCTACCTCTTTTACTTCCGTATGTTCCGGGTCCGTATGGCATATTATTCTCCTAGTTTGCTAATGGGTTGTCTAAGGCTCTTTGTAGTCTTGTGTTAAGTCTATCTTCTACTTCTTTAATCTTTCTATCCGTATCAGAATAAAGAGCATCTCTTCTTTGGTCAAACCTTGTGTCAGCGTTGTCAATCATTGTTGCTAAGTTTTCTTTTTGTTTCTGCAACTTAGTTTCTACATCATTAACAATACTTTCAAGGTGTCTCATGTCTTCTCTAACATCCTTTTTTACTTCTTTCACATATGTAATCTGTTCATCAACATTTGCTTTAATCAAGTCTAGTTCTTCTTTAAACAAATCAATCTCTTTACTGACAAACTCCATATGTGTATTTACTGTAGACATATGTTCGTTTATAACTGCTAAGTCTTTTTCTATGCCTGACAAATCGGGTGCAATGTAAGAATCTATTTTGGCTTCCATGTCTAGGTATCTTTGGTACACTTCAAATCCGCCCCAAGCACCACCTAGTACTGTACCAATTAAAGGAATGATTAATAGTAACTTACTACCACCTACTTTAATCCCACCGTATTCTACTTCTGCCATTGCAAGTCCATTAATTTATTATGTAGTATTTCGTTAGCCAAACCGTTTCTTAATCCTCTTTGATTGTCTGGTATATCCTTGTCTAAATATATACCCTTGTCTTTATAAAACACACCATCAATAAGTAGTTGTGTGTTGTAGCTGTTGAATCCAGCATTAAAGTTTAAGAGTGCAAGTATTAGGCTTTGTAGTTTTTGTTGTTCCTCTAGTGATGCAGCTTCGCCCATTTCTACTGCAAGATTCTTTAGCTTGTTACCTATAATCTCACGCATCTTTTCTTTCTTACTAGCCTCTTTCTTTTTCTGTACTAGCTTGGGCTCTTCTACAACTTCTACTATCGCCTCTTGTTCTGGCTCTTCTTCTGTTTGTTCTTCTTGTACGGTGTCTTCTTCTGGCTCTGGCTCATCAAGTTCCTCTTCTATTGGTTCTT